CACGCGGCTCGACCCGCGCCTGCAGAACGCCCTCGACTCGCAGATCGGCATCCAGCAGGGCCGCAGCGACCTCGCGAACGCCTTCATGGGCCGCGTGCAGGACGAGTACCGCCAGCCCTTCGACTGGAACAGCCTGCCGGCGCTGACCTCTGCCGGAACGCCGGGGCAGTTGCAGACGGGCGTCGCCGACTACACGCCGGGGCTGCAGACGGGCGTCGGGCCGCGCGGCGTGGTGTCGGGCTTCAACTTCGGCGGCCCGCAGATGGGCGTCGGGTCCATGTCGGACTCCGTGCAGCGCGGCATCGGCCAGACCGGCCTTGTGGGCGGCGTCGATCCCGGCACGGGTGCCATGTCTTTCGGCACCGGCACCGAGCAGGTGCAGCGCGGCTTGGCGACGGGCGACAACCCGGCGCTGCCGCAGATCGACAACACCTTCCGCGACCGTGTGGCGAACGACCTGATGTCGGCGATGCTGCCGGCGCAGCAGCTCGCGCAGCAGTCGCTCGAGACCGACCTCTCGAACCGCGGCTTCAAGGTGGGCACGCGCGGCTATCAGCGCGCGCTCGACGACTTGGGCGGCCGGCAGGCTGCCGAACGGTACAACGCGCTCGGGCAGGCGGGTCAGGAGGCGCAGCGCCTCTTCGGCATGCAGATGGGTGCGCGGCAGCAGGCCTTCAACGAGGACGTGTCGGGCGGCCAGTTCGCCAACCAGGCCGCCAATCAGGCGTTCGGCCAAGGTCTCGCGGCGAACCAGTTCCGCAATCAGGCGCTGGGGCAGGCCTTCAACCAGAACATGGGCGCGGCGCAGTTCGCCAATCAGGCGGCCGACCAGCGGTTCAACCAAGGTCTCGCCGCCGGCAACTTCGCCAATCAGGCGACGCAGCAGGCGTTCAACCAAGATGTCGGCGCGGGGCGCTTCGGCAACGAGGCGCAGGCGCAGTATTTCGGCCAGATGATGGGGCAGGCCGACCTCGCCAACCGCGCCGGGCAGCAGGCGTTCTCGCAGGACCTCGCCGCCGGTCAGTTCGGCAATCAGGCGATGAATCAGGCGCAGAACCTCGACATCAACCGCATGCAGGCGATGAATCAGGCGCAGCAGCAGCAGTTCGGCCAGAACATGCAGTACGCCAACATGATGAACCAGCTGCGGCAGCAGGCGATCGCCGAGCAGCAGCAGCGCCGCGGCATGTCGCTCAACGAGATGAACGCGCTCCTGACCGGCCAGCAGGTCGGCATGCCGCAGATGCCGCGCTTCAACGCATCGGGCATCGCGGAGACGCCGCAGCTTTTGAACGCCGCGAACATGCAGTACCAGGCCGGCATGGATGCCTTCAACGCGCAGCAGCAGGGCATGGCGAACACGATGGGCGGCCTGAGCAGCTTGGCCTCGACCGCCTTCATGTTCTCCGACCGGCGACTCAAGCGCCGGGTGAAGCGCGTCGGCACGCACGCCGACTTGGGCGTCGGCATCTACGAGTACGAGATGGCTGGGTTCCCGCAGCGCGGCGTCATCGCTCAGGAGGTCGCGGCCGTGCGGCCTGACCTCGTGAAGCGGCATCCGAGCGGGTATCTGATGGTGGACTACGGACGGGTAGCAGCATGAGCATGAACGACGATCTGTACTTCGACTATCTCCTGCAGGCGGGGGCGATGAGCCCCGAGGAAGAGAAGCTCGCGCGCCGTCAGGCGCAGGTGGACATGCTGCGCGCGCAGAGCATGCAGGCGCCGCAAGCGCAGCAGGCCGGGCGCGTGGTCGTGGCGCCGTCGTGGACGCAGGCGCTCGCGCAGGTCGGTCAGGCCTACGCCGCGAACCGCGGCCAGAAGCAGCTCGACCAGGGCTACACCGACCAGAGCGCCAAGAACGTGGACTACGTCAAGGCGCTGCGTGACCGCGTCGCCGCGCGGCGCGGGGCGGGCAAGGGCTCGACGCCGCCTGCGGCTGCGATGCTGCCGGCGACCGGCAAGCGGCCCTACGGCGAGGAAGACGACTTCTTCTCGGGGGCGATGTGAGCCTCTACGAGGACGCGCAGGAAGAGGCGCTGCGGCGGCTGCAGGCGATGGCTGCGGCTGGGGGTGCCCCGGCTGCCGCGCCGCCTGTGGCGCCCCCTCGTGCGCTCCCGCGCGCGACGCGCAAGGCGAGCGCCGGCGGCACGCTCTCGACCCGCGTGCAGCCGGGAGAGGAGAACATCCGCCGCGGCCTCGAGCTGATGAGCGCCGAGGACGACTACACGGCCGCCTCGGACTTCGCGCGGCAGCGTTCGCTGCAGGGCGAGGATGCGATGCTGAATGCCATCGCGGCGAGCGTGGCCGGGCGGCGCTTCGAGCCGCTGCAGGGTGCGTTCTTGAAGCGCGCGATGGCGGCGCAGGACCCCATGAAGGTGGGCACGGCGACCATCGGGCCTGACGGCACGGTGCTGCGCGACCCGTCGGCGGGGCGCGAGCGTGAGGCCGATCGGCTGCTGCGGCTCGGGCAGTTCGAGATGGGCCTCGACGAGCGCCGGCAGGCTCGATCGGATGCGGCATCGGAGCGTCAAGAGGCGCGGATGCTGCGGCAGACTCTGGCCGGGCAGGGGACGTGGTCGCACGTCACAGATCCCAACACCGGGCAGGTGCTGCTCTACAACAGCCGCACCGGGCAGACCCAGCCGCTTGCGGGCGGGGCTCCGGGCGCAGGCGGGATGCCTGCGGCTGCGCCGGGCTCGATGGCTGCCAGGCCGGGGTTCAACATCCCGCAGGGCGCATTGCCGTCGCTGACCGACACACAGGACAAGTCGCGGTTCTTCGCCCAGAACATGGTCGAGTCGCTGCCGACGATGGTCGATGCAGTCAAGGGTGGCTACCGCCCGAACCGGCAAGATCAAGCAGCAGCGGGTCCGCCGTCTTCTGGCTGGCTCGGCGGCATCTCCAACGCGCTCACTCCGCGCAGCTTCGCAAGCGATCAGGGCCGTGCCTTTTACACCGAAGGCCGCAAGGTCTTGGCGGCCATCCTGCGCAAAGAGTCCGGCGCCGCAATCACAGACGATGAGTGGTCGTCCTACGGCCCACTCTATCTGCCGTGGCCGGGCGACTCCAAGGCGGACATCGATCGCAAAATGCAGGCGCTTCAAAACAGCGCGCAAAGCATGGCAATCGGAGCAGGCCCCGCGTATCGGTACTTCACGCCGCCTGCGGGCTACTCGGACGAAGCCAATGACGACGGCGTCATCGACCTGCCCTCGCTGGGGCGCGGGAGGTAAGCCATGGGCAAGTACCGCATCGACGGTGAAATCTACGACGCTGCGACGCCGGAGGAAGCGTATCGCAAGCATGCGGCCAAGGTTTCGCCCGGCCTGCTCAGTGGCCTCGCGCAGCAGTTCAACCAAGGCATCACCTTGGGCGGTGCGGACGAGCTGCAGGCGGGCGTTGAAAGGCTGACCGGCGGCGACTACCGCAAGTCGCTCGAGCGGCAGCGCAGCGAGCGTGAAGCGTTCCAGTTTCGCAACCCGTACCTGTCGGCCGCCGCGACCGGCCTCGGCGCTATCACGCCCGTCGCCATGGCGACGCTCGGTGGCACGCTCGCAGCCCCCGGCCCTGGCACGATTGCGGCCGGCGGCGCGGCTGGTGGCCGCGCCCTTCAACTCACGATGAACGCGCTCTACGGCGGCGGGGCGCCGCTGCGCAGCGTGCAGACGGTCGGCCAAGCCGTGCGCGAGGGCGCGAGGGTCGGCGCGGTGCCGGGCATGGTGGCCGGCGCTCTGACAGAAAATCCGGGTGAACGCGCGACGGGCGCGTTCACGGGCGCCGCGCTTGGCCTCGGACTGGGCGGAGCTGTGGGCGGTGGCATGCAGTCGCTGTCCAGCCTCTCCGGCCGCGCCACCCCGTACCTCAAGCGCGTCGCGGACGCGATGGGAGCCGGCAGGAGCGGCGTGTCGCCCATGGCGCCCCTCAACGTTGGGGCCACCCCAGAAGCCCCCATAACGGCCGCAGAGGCCAAGATTCTGCAGGCGATGGAAGTGGGCGGGGTTGCGCCGGAAGCCGCCGCTGCGCGGCTCGACGCGGCGCGGCGCCGGGGCGTGCCGCTTGGCCTCGTGGACGTGGGCGGCCAGCCCGTGCAGCGCCTCGCGCGCGGCGTGCGGACGCTCCCTGGCGAGGGCAGCGCCATCATCGACGAGGCCCTGCAGGCGCGCGCGGCCGCGCAGCCCGATCGCGTCATCAATTTCCTCGAGCGAGCAATCGGTCGCACCAGCACCGGCAACGCCGGCGCGCGCGCCGACGCGCTCATCAACCAGGCGCGCACCGAGTCGGCGCCGTTCTACGGCCAGCTCGACCAGCTGCCGCCGCTCAACGATTTCGCGTCCCGAGCACCCTTCCAAGTGCCGCGCGTGCGCGACATCGTGCAGGGCAGCGAGACAGCCCGGCGCGGCTGGGGCATGCCGGTGGACCCGCTCTACAACGACGCGGGCACACTGCGCCGTCCGCCGACCTTCCGCGACGTCGATCGCGTGAAGCAGAACATCGACGAGCTCCTCCTGCCGCAGTACCAGCAGGGCCCGCGCCCGGCGGACGCGGTCTCTATCGGCACGCGCGAAGAGCGCAGCATGGCCGACGCCCTGCGCCGGCAGCTGCTCGAGGCGGCTGATGCCGCCCCCGGCGGCAGCACTTACGCGACCGCCCGGGCGAGCTACGCCGGCCCCGCTCAGGCGCGCGATGCGCTCGAGAGCGGGCGGGAGTTCAACAAGGACAGCCTGCAGGACGTAATCGCGCAGCGGACGGGCGGCACGCCGGCCGAGAACAAGTGGTACGGCCGGGGCGTCATCGAGGCGCTGCGCGAGCGGGTCGATTCGATGCCGGATCTGGCCTCGCAGCCGAACGTGCTGCGCTCGGTGGCGGGCAGCCGCGCCGCTCGGGCCAAGCTCGAGGCGGCCGTCCCTGACCGCCGCGTCCAGGCGCTGCGCGGACGCATCACAGACGAGAACACGGCAGCACAGACGAATGCGTTCGTGCGCTCGAACTCGCAGACCGCCGACAAGGCAGTCGAAGCCGGCGACCTCGCGATGGATCTGGCGACCGATGCGGCGACGAGCAGCCCGACGCAGACGCTGGTGCGCAGCGTGCGCGCGGTCTACGACAAGGTGACCGCCGGTGCCAACGCCGAGACCCGCGCCGAGGTGGCGCGTCAGCTCACCAACTTCAACGACCCTGCTGCGCAGCAGGCCTTCCTCGAGCGCCTTCGCCGATTGCAGGCGCAGGGGCAGCTGCGCGCCCAAGACGTGACTGCCACCGCGCGCGCGATGACAGTCCAGACCCAGACGGAGTAACCCATGCCTCGTAATGCATCCGGCACTTTCAGCCTCGTATCCGGCAACCCGGTGGTCAGCGGCACGCTGATCGACGCCACCTGGGCGAACAATACGCTCAACGACATCGCCAACGAGATGACGGACTCGCTCTCGCGCTCGGGCGAGGGTGGCATGCTCGCCCCGCTCCGGCTGACGGACGGCGTGCAGGCGACGCCCGGCCTCGGGTTCACGAACGAGCCGGGTTCGGGCATCTACCGCGCCGGCACGAACGAGTGGTGGTCGGTCGCGGGTGGCGCGCAGGTTCAGCAGCACACCGCAAACGGCGCGCTGACGCGCTTCGCGGCGGGCGCTGTGGGCACGCCCTCGCTCTCCGCGTTCGGCGATGTGAACACCGGCCTCTGGTTCCCGGCGGCGGACACGCTGGCCGCGTCGGTGGGCGGCGTGGAGGGCTGGCGGCTCAATTCGGCGGGCAACCTCGGCATCGGGACGAGTTCGCCTGCGGTCAAATTGGAAGTGCTGCGCGGTTCGGAGGGCGAGTACCTGCGCGTCGGTGGCGACGATACCGGGAACAATGGTCGTGCGCTGCGGTTCACCAGCGCGACGAACGGCGGGTTCATCGGTGCGCTTCACACGCTGAACGCGCCCTCGTCCGGCGGCGCGATTGCCTTTGCGACCAACAGCACAGAACGCGCCCGCCTCGACTCCTCCGGCAACCTCGGCATCGGGACGAGTTCGCCGGGATACAAGTTGGATGTTCGTGGCATTACGGCGTCAGGCAACGGAACGATTACCACCGGGTTCAGTTGGGATACGGGGGGCCTCGTAGGCTCATTTAGCAATCACAGCCTTGGATTTCTGTCCAACGGACTGGTGCAAATGCGCCTCGACACCTCCGGCAACCTCGGCATCGGGACGAGTTCGCCTGCACAGCGATTGGATGTGACGGGCGCGGGTAACTCCGTGCAGGCGCGGTTTGGCGCGGTCGCGGGTCGCGGGTTGACCATCGGCACCGCTGTCATTGCTGGGACTAACGACGCGGGCGTTATTTTCAACGCGCCGATAACCGAAGGTACGCTCATTTTCCAGACCAACTCCACCGAACGGATGCGCCTCGACTCCTCCGGCAACCTCGGCATCGGGACGAGTTCGCCGGGGCATCGTCTTACGGTTGATGTCGGCGCAGGGTCGCAGAACATCTTTGCAGCGCAGCAGACGGGCGTTTCCAACGGCTACACCATTACCAGCAACGGCACGAACCTGACCCATTCGTGGCACACGGCTGGTTCTATCACCGCGCAAATCACGGCGAACGGCAGTTTTGCCGCAGGCGCACAAGGCGCACTCGCCACGACCGCGACCAACGGCTTTCTCTATGTCCCGACTTGCGCCGGAGTGCCGACCGGAACGCCGACCGCCATCACGGGCCTTGTCCCCATCGTCGTTGATACGACCAACAACCGCTGGTATTTCTATTCTGGCGGCGCGTGGCGCAACGCTGGCCCGTAACACACAAGGAGACCCACATGGAAATCACCCTCACCCTGACCCGCGACGAAGTGCAGGACATCCTCAACATCTTCGGCGAGTTGCCCACGAAGTCGGGCGTGTTCCCGCTCGCCGTCAAGATCAAGGTGCAAGCCGACGAGCAGCTCAAAGCCGCGCAGGTAGAGAGCGAGCCATGACCACGCCGATCGAGAGGGCGGCGGATGTCGCGGCTGCGGGCAGCGTTACTGCGGCCAGTGTGTCGTGGTTTTCGCAAGCCAATGAGATCATCGCATTCATCGCGGGGCTCATCGCCATCGCGGCGGGCTGCTTCGCGATCGCCGTGCACCTCAAGAACCTGAGGAAGCCCTGATGGAGCCGAAGTGGCTCACCCGCGCGCGCGCCTTCATCGGGCTGCGTGAAGTGCCGGGCAAGGCCACCGCGCCCGTCATCGCCCGCTGGCTGCGCGAGCTCAAGGCGTGGTGGCGCGATGACGAGACGCCGTGGTGCGGCACCTTCGTCGCCGCCGTGCTCGAGGCCGAGGGCTTCCCGAAGCCCCCGCACTGGTACCGCGCGCGGGCGTGGCTCCACTTCGGCACCGCGCTCACGCACCCAGCGGTCGGTGCCGTGGTCGTGTTCGAGCGCAAGGGCGGCGGGCATGTCGGCTTCCTCGTCGGCACCGACGAGCGCGGGCGGCTGATGGTGCTCGGTGGGAACCAAGGCAACTCGGTCAACGTCGCGCCTTTCGATCGCTCTCGAGTTCTCGGCTACCGATGGCCGCAGACCAACATCGTGCCGGGCGGCTCCCTGCCGCTCGTCGCGTCCAACGGGGCAACAGCCTCCATCAACGAAGCGTAGGAGATAGAGACATGACTGCAGAACAGATCGCTGGAATCGTGCGGGCCGTCGTGGCCGCAGTGGGCGGCTACCTCGTCGGCAAGGGCTTCGCAGACGCCGAGACAGTCGCGGCCGTGGGCGGCGCCCTCGCCACCATCGCCGTGGCCGTCTGGTCAGTGCGTAGCAAGAAGAAGCCCGAGGCGGTGTGAACCGCATCTACCTCGGGGTCGGCCTCGCACTCGCGCTGGCCGGCCTCGGGTGGTTCGGGTACCGGACGGCCTACCAAGGCGGCTACGAGGCCGCTGAGGCGGCCGTCCGGTCGGAGTGGCACCTCGAGCGGGCACGCGCCGCAGAGGCCGCCAGAGAGGCCGAGGCGCTGATTTACGCCCGGCACCAGGAGGTGGAGCGTGGACTCAGCCAGAAACTCGACGCTGCTGATCGTCGCGGTCGCGACCTTGCTCGGCGGCTGCGTGACTCCCTTGCCGCCCCCGGCGTGCCCCAAGCCTGTGCCGATGCCCCCGCGCCTGATGGCCCCGCCGGAGAGCCCGGCGACGCGGGAGGCATTGGAGAAGCTCTTGCCGACCACCTCGCCGCCTGCGAGCGCGACGCCGCCCGATTCGCCGAGCTCCAGGGGCTCGTGAGGTGAATCGGCACGCTCGGCTAAAAATCCCGAAGCGGTTCAATTTGCACGGCCATCAAGTCACGGTGCGGATCATCCCGCGCACCCGGTGGCCGCACTCGATGGATACCGTCGGGATGTACGACCCGACCCGTCACCGCATCGACCTGCGCGGCGATCTGGGCGACACCGAGCTCCAGCAAACCTTCTGTCACGAGTGGGCGCACTCGATGTTGACGGAGATGAACCACCCGCTAAACGACGACGAGGTGTTCGTGGACAATTTGGCGAGCCTACTTCACCAATCCCTGACCACGTTCGACACCGGGGAAAGGTCGTGCTGACCGCATCCGACCAAGACTTCATCGCGGCGTGGCAGCGGCTCAAGCGCCCCGGCGATGTGGCGAAGGCGCTCAACCTCTCGGTGCGGCAGGTGTTCACGCGCCGCCGGTCGCTCGAGACGAAGCACGGCATCGTGCTCAACTCTGAGAACAGCAGGGTCTGCAACGAGAACACGCAAGGCCCGTCGGGCGCAGCCTTTCGCGCCAGCAAGCTCGCAGCCGAGCGGGCGGTCAAGTACGAGGGCGAGATGCACGACACCATCAAGGATGGCGTAGTGCTGGTGGCCTCCGACTGCCACTACTGGCCGGGCATCGTCACCGTCGCGCACGAGGCCTTCTGTCGGCTTGCCAAGAAGCTCAAACCTGAGATGGTCGTGCTGAATGGCGACATCCTCGATGGCGCTCGCATCTCAAGGCACCCGCGCATCATGTGGGAGCAGCAGCCGCACTTGAAGGACGAGATCCACACAGTGCAGGACCGCTGCGCCGAGATCGAGCGGGCGGCGGGCAAGGCCAAGCTCATCCGCACGATCGGCAACCACGACGCACGGTTCGAGAACTACCTCTCCGGTCGCGTCGCCGAGGTCGAGGGGATGCCTGGCACCACCTTGCTCGACTTCCTGCCCAAGTGGCGCGCCGGCTGGGCGCTGCACTTGAACGCGCACGCCGACGGCTGGGTCTGTATCCGCCATCGCCCGGTCGCGGGCGGTCTGCACGCGGCCATCAACTCGACCCTCAAGGCCGGCGTATCATACGTCCACGGGCACCTTCACCAGCTCAAGGTCACGCCTTGGTCCGACTATCGCGGGCGGCGCTACGGGGTTGACTGTGGCACGATGGCCGACATCACCGGCCCGCAGTTCACCTACGTCGAGGCGGGACCGGTCAATTGGGCCTCGGGCTTCGCGGTGCTCACCTTCCGCGAGGGGCGGCTCCTGCCGCCCGAGATCGCAGTGGTCGAGGGCGGCAAGGCGTGGTTCCGAGGTGAGGCGGTTTGACTGTGGGGAATTTGTGTACAGACTATCGGGAAACAGGGCTACTGTAGGGCATAGCAGTCCCTTGCAAATCAGCAAGTTGCTGATCTGCAAGGAACTGTGTCATCCTCATAACCCGAAGGTCGTAGGTTCAAATCCTACCCCCGCTACCAAATAAATCAGGCACTTACGACGAAACGAGAAAGACCTGAAACGACGATTGTGGGGAATTTGTGTACAGACTCCCCACAATCAGTTCAGGCGCGAGGACAATCGCTCCGCCGCGCTGATCAAATGATCGACCGGCAGGTGGACGTAGTTGTCGATCATCGCGGGGGACTTCCACCCGCCCAGATCCTGCAGCGTCTTGCGATCGGTGCCATCCAACGCGAGCCAACTGGCGAAGGTGTGCCGGATGTCGTGGAACCGAAACCCGATCGGCAGCCCGGCGCGCGCGGTGTACCGCTTCCACTGGTGATGACAGATCGGCTCGACCGGGAACACCCGCGCCTCGGAGCGCACCTGCTGCTCGAGCAGGGCCTTCGCGGCTGAGTTCAGCGGGCACACGATCAGGTTCCCCGCCTTGGTGTCGATCGGCTGCACCCAGCAAAGACCCCGCGCAAGGTCCACCCGGTCCCAGGTGAGCCCGAACACGTTCGACTTGCGAAGCCCCGTCATGAAGGCGAACCCGACCGCAGCGCGCAGCCCCGCCGGCAGCACCTCGAGCAGCGCCTTGGCCTGCGCCGGGGTGGCGATGACCATGCGGCTGCCGTCGCGCTTGTCGCCATAGGTGCGCAGCGCCGGCACCTGCTCGATCCACTCCCAGTCGCGGCAGGCCGTGTTCAGCACCGAGCGCAGCGTGATGATGTAGTTGTTGCGCGTGCCAGGCGTCGCCGGCGTGCCCTTGCGCGTGACGAGCTGCTCGATCTGCTCAGCCGCCCACGAGCGCGTGATCTCCGTGAGCGACATGCCCTCGGCGCGTGCACACCAGAACGCGAGGTGGTGGGTGTAGTCGCGGATGGCGCTCGCCTTGGCGTGCTCGGCGAGCCATCGCTCGGCGGCCTCGGTGAGTGAGCGCGGCTGCTTCGCGCCGAGCTTCTCCTGGCGCCAGAGCTGCGCCTTTAGTTGGTCGTGGAGTTCCTGCGCCGCTTTTCGATCAGATGTCTCAGCAGAGCGCCTGAGTCGCCCGCCGTTCGCGAGCGGGATGTCGAGATGGTAGGTATTGCCGCGTTTGTGGATGGACATGGTTTGCATCGCTCCTTGGTTGCTTCGAGGATCTCCGCGACGTTCACCCGAATCGCGATGCCGAACCTGTAGTGCGGCACCTCGCCCCGGTCAACGAGCCGGCGGAGCGTCTTCACGCTAACACCGAGTCGCACCGCCGCGTCAGCAAGTGAGGTAAGCACCTGCTGTTGAGATTCTCGCAACACTTCACCCATCTGTCAACTCTCCGCGCATGAGCGGCAGAAAGTCCTCAAGTTTCATGACGATGCGCCACGGCTGGCCGTTCTGGCGGTAGGCCACGACGGGCACTTCGCTGGGCTGGCAGTGCGCCTCGATCTGGCGGCACCAGGCGGGGAGCGCAAGCGTCTCGCGGCGCTTGGCCTCGATGCGGAACTTGCCCACCTGGATGTCATCCCCGCTGTCGCGGGCTTGGCCGAGCTTGCGCTTCACCACGAACCCGAGCTCGTCGCTCAGGATCTGCGCCAGCTCCCGCTCCGCCGCTGCGCCTTTGTTCCGTGACATCCTTCCGCCCATCTTTAAAGCTCCTGCGCCACCAGTGGCACCCTTTGGGTTTAGTTGCCACGCGGATCTTCGCCCGCGAGCAGCCGTGCGTAGAACAGGAGCTTGCCGGCCTCCTGCTTCGGGTCGTCCTTCGCGCCCAGCCGCCAGTTGTACTTGGCGACCTGCCCGCGCAGGTACCCGCGCCACTCGTCCTCGGAGAGCTGCGCGCGGATGGCGTCGATGCACTCGACGCCGCCCCGGTTGTAGTGCGCCGGGCGCTTGACCAGGTCGAACTCCTGCACGGATATCCCGCACTTGTGGTGATCGTCCCAGACCTCGCCGCAGCGTTGGCAGACGTTCTTGTTCATGCGCGCCTCAGAACGGAATCGGGTCGTTGAAGTCGGCGTCGTCGGCCACCGGCGGCAGGTTCGACAGGTCGCGCTTCTTGCCGCGCCGCGGCGTGCTCTCGGTCACCTTCGCGCTGAACACCTTGCGCATCGCCTCGACCACGGGCTCGGTCACCGTGCCGGCGCTTGAGGCCGCGAGCTCCTTGCTCGAGTAGCCGTCTGGGCCGTTGCGGAACGTCTTGCCGGTGTCCTTGTGCGTGTACTCGATGTACCCGTTGCCGCCGTCCACCGCCTCGCCGAACGGCACCAGCGCCGGGATGAAGAGGTGCTGGTCGCACGCCGTGCGCTGCGCAGCCTTGTCGAGCGCCCGGTTGTGCGTCTCACAGTGCCAGGCGCCGGCCTTGACCGGCGTCGAGTGCGCGCAGGTCCTGCAGCTCACCTCGGCCACCTTGCCGCCGTGGCAAAGGTCGTGGAAGGTGCAGAACTTGCACTTGTAGTGCGCCGGGTCTTCGGAGAGCTTGGCGGGCGGACTCGGCGCGTCGATGACCCTCTTCGCGCGCGCGCGCAGAGCGTCGAATGCCTCGGAGTCGAAGTGAACCCACTCGGTGTAGATCTCGTCGTTGTCCTTGTTGACGGCGAAGTAGAGCGCACGCTCGACGCCGAGCAGGCCCATGTAGATCTGCATCTGCGCGTAGTGCTGCGGCTTGCTGTCGGCCACGCCGAGCTTCCTCATCTCGGTGAAACTCTTGGCCGAGTGCGTCTTGACCTCGAGGATCGCCCAGGACTTCGGGGCTTCGGGGAAGCCCTTGCCGATGCCGTCCACCGAGCCGCCGAAGTGCCCGCCCTCATCGCGGCAGTCGATCTGCTTGCCGCCCTCGTCGGTGTGCAGCTCCACGCCGATGGCGCGCAGCTCCTCGGCGACGACCGCCTCCTCGCGCTTGCCGCGATCGAACAGGCGCAGCATCCGCCCCTCCCAGGTGGGCGTCGTCGCCCACCGGAAGGACAGCCAGATGTGCCGGTCGCAGTCGTGGCCGATCAGCGACGCGCCCAAGTGCTCGCGGTGTTCCTGCGTCTGCGCACCCCGCCACCGAATGACGGCCTCCCCAGTCGTGTGCTGCGACGCAGGGACCTGCGGCATTTACTTCTTCTCCCAGGGCCGCGCAGCCGCCGCCGGCTTCGCCCCAGGGGAGGAGGGCGATGCCGGAGACGGCCGCGAGGCTTGCTTGGAAGAGGTGGCTGCGTAGCCCATCACGCGGTTGCGCGAGGGGTCCTTGCGATCGAGGTCGATCTCGGCGAGCACCGGGCGGTCGTGCAACTGCTCGGTGTCGGTCAGGTTCGTGACGCCGGCCGCGAGGCAGAGCATCTGCAGCTGGCGCTTGGCGATGTCCTCGGCGGTCTTGTTCGGGTTGCTGATGTTGAGCCGGTCCCAGATGCGCCGGCCGCCGTGCGGGCCGTCGAGCACCTGCAGCGTGAGCTCGATGTACTGGCCGGTCCCGGCCTGCGTGGTCTTCAGGTCGCTCGAGATCACGGCGACCTCGTACATGCCCTTGGGCAGCGGGGCGCGCTCGGGAGCGGGTGCTGCAACATGGGTGGCAGCGTCGAAGTTGAATTGCGGCATCGTCGTTGTTTCCTTAGTTGGTGATTGCAGACTCAAAGGCCTCCCACGAGAGCGCGATGCTCTCGGGCAGGTTGTATCGGTTCTTCGCCATGTAGGCCGGCTTTTCGGCGGTGTAGAGCAGACGCTCTCCGGTCGAGACGCCGCGGTTGTTGGTCTTGTTGAACCCCACGTCGTCCTTCTTGACGATCGTGCGGTAGTTCGCAAAGAGCACCGCGTCCGACCACTCGCGCACGAGGGCGCTCGAGCGCGTCTGCAGCTTCGGCTGATAGCGGTCGTACGGCTCGACTTCCGGCGAGTCGAACCGCTTGATCTCGGTGTGCGCGATGAGGATGCAGATCATGCCCTTGTCGTTCCTGAGCGCGTTGAGACCGTCGAGCACCTGCCGCCACTTCTCGGCGGCGATGAGCGCCCCCTTGCCGTAGGCGAGGTCCTTGGCGTCGTGCGTGCTTTCGATCTCGCGCCAGATGAGGGTTTCGAGCCAGTCGAGCGAATCGATCACCACGGTGCGAAAATCGTGATCTCCGTCATAGAGCGCCTGGATCGCGTCGAGCACGTCGCCCGGCTTCTTCGAGATCGGGAAGTGCTCGACCTGCAACGACCCAAGGCCGTCTTCGGTCAGGATGAAAATGGGGTTCGGAGCGGCAGCGGCGAAAGTGCTCTTGCCGATACCCTCGACGCCGTACACCGTCACGCGCGGCGCGGCGATGGCGGTGTTCTTCTTGATGGACTTGAGATCAAAAGCCATATCAGGCCTCCTCGATGACGATGTAAGTTTTGGCTGGCTTGACGGTGATCGCCGGGGCGAGCTCGCGCCAGAGATCGGGTCGCTCCGAGCGGATGGCTCGCAGCATCGATTCGTCCGCCTCAATCTTTGTGCGATAAACTTTAGTCGGCCAAAGTGCCGTTATTTTTAACAACAAATCTGCGTCGACTTTGTACGCCAACTTACCAACCGTCTTGAGCTTCATGCCGTTTTGAAGTACAGCGCTCGAGCTGCCCTCTTCCTTGGCGGGGAAGAGCGTGAGGATCTGCTGCTCGATCTCGACACGCCGCGCGTTCGCGGCAGACTCGTCTCGCTTCGCTTGCAGCCAGTGCTGCGCGAGTTCTTCTGCGGTCATCGTTATAGCCTCGTGGTGGGGGCGGGGGAGGAAGTTAGCATCGTGATGCGAAAAGCGCAACACCTAGAGCAAAAGGCCCGGTTATACCGGGCGAATCCACATCACCGGGGCTGCGGCAGTGGCGGCGACGTTCTCGATCGCGGGGCCGGCAGGGAAGGGCAGGACCGTCACGCGGTCGGCATCGTAGCCGCGCTTGACATACCCGACGTGCCGCGCTCCGCCCGAGACCTCGACGACTGCCAAGCGATCGACCATCGCCTGGACGCGCGCGTCGAACTGCCCGGTGAAGATCAGCCAGCCATCCTGCTGCAGCTCAGGCGCACGCACCTGGACAACGAGCGCGCCGGCGGGGACATCGCGCGGCGCCGTCACGCGGCGCGCATTCTTTGCCGTGACTTCGCGCACCGCGCCCTTCGCATCGACGTGCGCACGCACGGGCAGCGAGCGCGCATCCTCCTCGATGGGGATGCCGGCGCGAGCGAGCACCTCGGTCACAGGGAGCGTGAGCAGGCCGCTGATGCGGTTGGCCTCGTCCGCCGTCATCCCGCGCTTGCCGCGCAGCATGAGCGAAACGGCTGATGGGTCGAGCTCCATGAACTTTGCCAGCCGACGCAGCGACATGTCGCGCTCGGCTAACCGTTCTCGGAACCATCGTGTGTCGATTTTGGATTTGGTTTGCATGGTTTCCTCGTTGCTGATTTGGCGTGATGTTGACAATTCCTCATCATTCTTGCACCTTCGCACCTTCCCTGCAACCCCAACAACGAGAACGGCGATATGTCGCAACTGAGTCCTGCCCGTGAAATCGTCGAGAAACTGGGCGGAGTGCGCGCCACCGCACGCATCTTGTCCATGAGCCCGAGCGCCGTTTCCCGTTGGATGATGACCCGCGCCAAACGCGGCACGAACGGACACATCCCGCGCCGGCACTGGCCGGCCATCCTCAAGCACTCGCGCACCGAGCGCCTTGCGATCCGTCTCAGCGACCTCGCTGACATCTAAGCCAGCGGGCAGGGGGCCGGCATGGTCAAGAACTCGGAGTTCCTCTCCGCGGCCTACGGGCCGCTTGGAGATACCACATTCGGATGGACCTGCGCGTTCACCGCAAATCCGCACAACGCACCGCCCGATATCTGGTCGGGCTCGTTCTGGCGCGCGACCGATCGCCAGGTCGAGATGCTCGATCGGCGCGGCGAACAGAACACCTACTTCAGCGTCTCGCGCCTCACCGCGCCCAAGCGCAGCAAGAGCGCGTTCCACTCGCTCGCCGTGCTCGTGGCAGATGACGCCGACCCGCAAGAGATCAACGGGCGGCCGTCCTATGTCATCGAGACCTCGCCCGGCAATCACCAGATCGGCGTGTTCTTGGACCCGGCCGATCCCGCCACGCGCGACCTCGAGCTCATCGATCGGCTGATGTCGGCGATGGCCGACGCTCGGCTCATCAAGGCCGACGCCTCGGGCAACAACGCCGTGCGCTACTGCCGCCTGCCCGTCGGGCGCAACACCAAGGGCGGCGCGGCGCATGAAGTGCGCACTACCGTCTGGAACCCCGACCAGCGCCTCACCCTCGATGATGCCGCGTCGGTGTTCGGCATCGACCTCTCGGCGCTCGAGCCGCGCCAGCTCGCCCAGGTAACCCCCGCCGGCCCCTCCGAGCCCGACTGGGCGGGGCTCGTGCAGCAGGTGGTCTCGGGCGAGGCCTACCACGGCCCGCTGCTCTCGCTCTCGGCCAAGCTCGCCGCCTCCGGCGCGGGCGGCGGGGCGATCGTCAACCTCCTGCGCGGCCTCATGGACGCCGCCCCAGACCGCTCGGACAGGTGGCAGTCCCGCTACCACGAGATTCCGCGAATGGTCTCCGGCGCGGACCGCTACCGCCCGGCAGCCACCGCCCCGGTCACCATCACGCTGGGCGGCTCGCAGGCGGCCCCTGAGCGGCCCTCCGACCTCGCCCCACTCGACTGGTCAGCCCTCGCGGGGACCGCCCCAGAGCCACCAGAGTGGCTCGTGCAGGGGTGGATGCCCCGGCGCACGACCACGCTCTTGGCCGCCAACGGCGGTGTCGGCAAGTCGAACCTCTCCCTGCAGCTCGCTGCCTGCCTCGGCCTCGGCCGGCCGTTCATGTCCATCGACTCGGTCGCCCCCTGCCGGGTGCTGGTCCTGTCGGCCGAGGACGAGGCGCGCACCGTCCACTTTCGCCTGGCGAACATCGCGGGCGATCTCGGCGTCGAACTCGCCGACCTCGAGGGGCGGGTGTACGCATACGATCTCACCCAGCAGGACTGCGTGCTCTGGCGCGACGGTGCGCCGACGGCGCGCATGCAGTGGCTCGCCGATACCGTCGCCCGGCACGAGGCCGCTGTCGTCATCATCGATAACGCTTCGGATGTGTTCTCGGCCAACGAGAACGACCGCGCCGAGGTGCGTGGCTTCATGCGCTCGCTCAACGCAATCGCCCACGCGAGCGGGGCAGGGGTGCTGCTTCTCGCGCATGTGGATAAGGCCTCGGTGCGCATGGGCGCAGGGTCGGATACCAACTCGACCTTCTCAGGCTCGACCGCTTGGAACAACTCGGCGCGCTCGCGCTGGGCGATGACGCGCGATGAAGACGCCGTGACGCTGCGCCACGAGAAGTGCAACTTCGGCGCCCTGCAGCCGCCGATCCGGCTCGAGTTCGACTCGAACGCGCGCGTCTTCAAGCGCTTCGGCGAGGTGACTGCCTCCGCAGCGGCGCGCAATGTGTTGCGAACTTCTAATCGCGGTGCGATTCTCAAACTGCTCGCGGCAGCGATCCAATCCGGCCAGCGGATCTCGATGAGTAAGACCGCAAACAACAGCGCCTGGAATGTGCTGTCGGGCTCCAAGAACTTCCCGAAGGTCGAGCGGCGCGACTTCTACTCGACGCTCTTCGACATGCAGCGCGAGGGGCTCATCACCGTCACGACCTACGAGAACAACCGCCGGCGCTTTGAAGCCCTTGCCATGACGGCGGCGGGGCTCGAGGAAGCAGCCCCCGCCTGGGAGCGTTAAGAGATCAGGGCAAGGATGCCCCAGCCAAGGCCGAGCAGCGCAGCGCAGACGATCGCTGCGTCGCGCAGCAAGCGGAAGAACGGGCCGAAGTCAGGCGGGCGTTCCATCACCATCCTCCACGGCATCCTCGAGGCGCCCGAGGATCTCGTCAAACTCCTGATCGGAGAGCTGCGCCTTGCCGGCGAGCGCACACCAAACAGGGTCCATGCGGCGCAGTGCGTCGCGGACTTCGGTCAATAGTTCGAGGTGGGTCATTTGCTCCCCCTCGCACGGATGGCGGCTTCGCACTCCATGTGCCCTCGGTAATACGCTTCCTCCTGCGCGGCATCGGCCAAGGCTTTGCATGCCTGCCTACACGCCTCCCGCTCGGCTGCGGCGACTTGTTCCGCATACCGATAACGCGCAAGACCATCACCCGCTTTGATTGACTCATTCACGGATTTATCCCACAGCGTGTCTAGTTCCTCGGCGCGGGGCAGGGTGATGTTGCTCACGGCTTCACCTCCTTCGGCCCCGCACATTCGCCCGACCACATACGGGCGCAGCGGCCATCCACCATGCAGTCGGGGTAGCCGCACCCGGCACGCTGCCCGCGCAGCAGCTCGAGCTCGGCCTCGAGGCGGTCGATGCGCTTCGAGTACGCCGCGCACCGCTCGAGGGCCGACTTGATCTCGGCCTTGTACTCAGCCTCGGTGTGCGGGCGCGCCAGCCACGCCAGATCCCATTCGTCGAGTTCGATGGTCATGCCTGGTACCTCCTCACCAACGCCTCGACGGCAGCGGCATTCCGCGCCGTCACCCACTCCCGATTCAGCTGCAGCGCCCGCGTCTTCCTGCCGAGCTCGAGCGCGATGCGTGACTTCGTGAAACCCTCATCGAGCAGCCACTCGATCCGCTCCCAAGTGCGCTTGGCCGGGACCAGTGAGGCATCGCCGCGATAGGCAGGCGTCACCGCCAAGATCCGGCGCTCGGTTCGCGCGCGGATGCGCAGCTTTCGCTTGGTGCGGATGTCGGCGATGACCGACTCTGCAACGTCCGAGGCCGCGGCCACCATCCGGCGACCGACGCCCCTGCGGGAGAGCGCGAGGATGTGACGCCGCGCCGAGGCAGCGTCCACGATGCCGTTCCAGTCGCCCGCCGCCCTGGCTGCCGCGCGCTCGCGCTCGTAGTCGCTGTTCGACCGTCTGCAGTGGAAGCACCGGCACCCGGCGAGGTACCGCAGCCGATGCCCGTGCGGGCGGTCGGCGGCGAGCTCTGCGACCGGGCGCAGGCCGCGAGAGGCGATGCTCACATCCGATCCCTCCACCACAGCCCGACGAGCAGGAACAGCACCGCGAGTGCCGCCACCAGGCCGGACCAGAGCACCGCAGAGAGCAGCAGCTGCGAGAGCGGCCCGAGGTTAGCCAAGTTCACGCCGCACCTCCTCGAGCGCCGACTTGATGCTCTCGTCGGCGAACTCCAGCCCACGCAGCACGTTCACGAACGCGCGCAGGCACTCGGTCGCATCCGAGAACTCGTCGAGCTTGGCCTCGATGCTCGAGAACTCGGCGCGCGCGTGAATCACAATCATGTCGGCCATGACTTCGCCCCCTGGCTGGCCTTCCAGCGCGGGCGGAGTACGAGCGCTTCGTCCTCCTGGTCGAGATAGATGCCGCTGAACCTGAGCGCGGCCATCAGCTCCGAGACGGTGATGTAGTCGAGCTCGACGACGATGCGCACGCCCTCGGGGATCGCACGCAGCGAGCGCGAGAGGTCGCGCACCTTGAATGCCTCGGCGCTCATCGGGTGCTGCCCCATCGCGACACCGAGGGCGGGTCCGCGCGGTAGATGCGCGCGCGGCCACCGGGCGATGGCAGCAGGTCGCGGGTGCGCCGGCGCAGCCACCACTCGTAGACGGCGAGGGCGCAAGCGCCCAGGCCAAAGAGCGCGAACCATGCGCAGAGCAGCACGGTCCAGTTGAATGCTTCGGCGCTCATGGCTCCATCCCCTTGTAGGTTTTCAGTTCAGCCACCTCGCCCTCGAGCACCGCAATGCGGCGCTCGTAGAGCTCGATGACCTTGTGTTGGTTGTCGATCAGGCGCGCCTGCACGGTCGCGAGAAGGTCGGCACGCTCGACCGCCTCCCGAAGTACAGCGGTGCGAGTGTGCACATCACCACTTGCTGCGAAAGTCACAACGGCACCGCCAAAGCTTCCATGCGCTCAAGCGCACGGGCGAGCCCCGCGTCGATATCGCGCTCGGTGAGCTCACTGAGCCGGCGCTGGTAGTACCCAGCCTCGAGGAACGCCAGCAGCACGAACGCGGCCGTGACCACGTCACAACCCACCCGGTTGCCGAGCACGTTCAAGTCGAGCCCGTAGCTCACGATCGGCGCTGCCTGGCGCGAGCGCGGGGGCTCGGGGCGATACAAAGCAAGGACACCGAAACTCATGCGGCCACCTCGTTGTGGAAGCGGCCAGTACCGCCGCAGCCGTAGCAGGTGAACAGGCAACCCGTGCCTTCTTCGACGCCGTGGTCGCCCATGCCGTCGCAACTGGGGCAGATGTTCTGCGCTGCGTAATAGGCTTCGCGAGCCTCGTAGGCACACTCCGCAGCGTACTCAAGCCATTCGCTGATGTTCATTTCGTTCTCCTCCCTGACCCGCCACCACGGCGGGCATGGGAGGGATTCTGTGTGATGTGTCGCACACTACGCAATGAGAATATCGCAACGCGTCCACTGTGCGGACGGTGAGGTAAGGCGCACACTTTTGGGGCCTTGCTCTCGCATGCTCTCGCTATGCTCTCGCCTGTGCGCGTGCAGGCGGGTGCAGAAGGCGGCGCCCCCCCCGTATAACGGGGGGCGCTGCTCTGCGTTCTGCTCTTGCTCTCGCTCCCTAGGGGTACGGGGAGCGAGAGCACACGAAAACCCGCAGAATTGCGCAGTAGGGCAGAATGGGCAGGAACACACTCCAGGAGGACCCGGAAATGGAACTTTTTGCACTCGCTCTGGCATGGCTTTTGGGGGGAGCGATCGCACTCGCTGCGCTCGCGTTTGTGATCGGCTTTCTCGCGTACTGGTTGTGGGCGGTCGCGCATGCCGGATGGCTCATCGCCGAGCTCGTCTGGCAACGTCGAGGATGACGGCCTTGCGGTAACCGCCACGCGGTGACAGAATCGCACCGTGATGGAGTTGCAGCAAAGTACATCACCAGAGCAGCCGCCAACGCGCCGCCGCGCCACACGGGCGTCGTTCAAGCCCGGCCAGAGCGGCAACCCGGCTGGCCGGCCGAAGGGCGTGCCGAACCGCGTGCACCAGACGATCAGGGAGGCCATCGAGCTCGCCTGCAAGCCGGGGGCATGTCACCCCGAGGGGCTGGCCGGGTGGCTCGTAGACCGCGCCACAGGGGGCGTCGAAGACCGCAAGATCTTCGCCGGCCTTGTCGCCAAGGTAGTGCCGGCGCAGATCCACGCGACGGTTGACCAGGTGACGGTGCAGCTGCCGTGGCTGGCCGGTCGGAGCGTAGTCAGTACACAGCAGCGTACACAAGCCAAGGTGCTCGACGCGCAAGTCATTGAACTTGAAGGGGAATTGACACGAGACCTTCGGGTTGATGACCCGATGCGCGTGCTCGAGGTGCCCGAGGCTTCGCCATCCGTCGCGCACGGGCCACACGTTGCGGCCGTGCAACTCCCTGCCGACCCCCCACCCCCCCCTCGAACGGCAGGCGGGGGGTAGGTCGGAGTAAGGGTTCCCTTCCCCCCTCTCGCCAATACCGATTTCGAGGTGTTGAGATAAATGCAACCGCCTGACGAGGACATCGCCGCTGCCGGGCCGATCACGATCAACACCTACCGCCCGCGCGAGGTGTTCCTCGAGCTGCACAACCGCGCGACGCGCTGGGCGTGCGTGGTGGCGCACCGGCGTGCGGGCAAGACGGTGGCGATGTGTGCGGACCTGGTCATCAGCGCGCTCGAGTGCCCGCACCCGAAACCGCAGGTGGCTTACCTCGCGCCGTTCCGCGAGCAGGCGAAGAAGGTCGCCTGGCAGTACCTCAAGGATCTGACGAAGCCGCTCTGGGCGAAGCCGCCGAACGAGAGCGAGCTCAAGATCACGATGCGCACGAGTCGGCCGGGCGACTACGCGACGATCTACTGCGGCGGCAGTGACAATCCCGACTCGCTCCGCGGCCTCTATCTCGACGCGGTGGTGATGGACGAGGTCGGGCAGATGCGCCCGAGCACCTGGTACTCGGTCGTGCGCCCGGCGCTCTCGGACCGGCAGGGCAGTGCCATCTGGGCGGGCACGCCTGCCGGCAAGAACTTCTTCTGGCAGCTGCGCGAAGAGGCGCGGCTGAACCCCGGCACGCACCTGCTGCTGGAACTCCCTGCGAGCAAGACGGGCATCTTGCCGGAGGGCGAGCTTGCTGCTGCGCGCGCGCAGATGACCGAGGAGACCTTCGCGATCGAGTACGAGGTCAGCTTCGACGCTTCGGTGCCTGGTGCGTATTTCGCGAAACAGCTAGGCGAGGCGTATGAGCAAGGGCGGGTAGGGGATTTCCCGATCGACCCTGCGTTCCCGGTCGAGTTGGTGGCGGATCTGGGGTACACGGACTCGTGCTCGTGGTGGGGTTGGCAGACGGGGCCGGACGGGCACCGGGTGGTCGAGTTCTACGAGGCGGACGGTCAGGCCATCGGCCATTACATCGACTGGGTGAAGAGCCGGCCGTACAAGGTCGGCACGGTGTGGCTGCCGCACGATGCGCGGGCGAAGAGCCTGCAGACGGGCAAGTCCATCATCGAGCAGTTCCTGCACGCGGGCATCACGCCGCGGATCGTGCCCGAGCTCAGCCTGCAGGACGGCATCGAGGCGGCGCGTTTGACCATCCCGAAGTGCTACTTCGACGAGAAGGCGACCTATGCCGGCGTCGAGCACCTGCGGGCGTACATGCGCGAGTGGGACGAGCGGACGCAGACCTTCCGCAACCGCCCGAAGCACGACCAGCACAGCCACGCCTCGGACGCTTTTCGCTACCTCGCGCTTGCCGCGAGACCCGTTTCTGGTAATTTGTCAAGTGGTGGTGCTAAAATCGCACCGCGTAGTGGCGAGCACTACGGGTTCACGTTGGATGACATCTGGGACTGCAGGCCGCGCCACAGCGGACGGGTGGGTTGATGGAAAGCTCCGAGCGCATCGAGACCTCCAAGGACTTCGCCGACACGCCGGGCGGCATGGCGCGGCGTTGGAGCACTGAAATCGAGGCGGCGGTCAAGGAGCTGACCAAGTTCCACGAGGACGGCGACAAGATCGTCGAGCGGTACCTCGACAAGCGCGACGACTGGGGGCGCGAAGAGTCGCGCGTGAACCTCTTCTGGTCCACGGTGAAGGTTCTGCTCTCGATGCTCTACGCCCGGCCGCCGAAGGCCTCGGTGTCGCGCGCGTTCCAGGACTCGGATGACGACCAGGCGCGCGTGGCGGGGCAGATCCTGCAGCGCCTGCTGAACAAGTCCTTCGACGACAACATCTCGGCGTGGGACGCCGCGGTGCGGCAGGGCATCGAGGACTGGCTGGTGGTCGGCGCGGGTCAGGTGTGGCTGCGCTACGAGGTCGAGACCGCGCTCGAGGAGGTCCCGGCGCAGTTCGACCCGCTCTCGGGCGTCGAGATCGCCCCGGCGCAGACGGTCGAGCGCATCGTCGCCGAGGACGCGCCCTGCGACTACGTCTTCTGGAAGGATTTCCTCTACTCCCCGGCGCGCACATGGGGCGAGGTGCGCTGGGTGGCGCGGCGCGTGTACATGACGCGCGAGCAGCTCGAGGCGCGATTCGGCCCCGAGATCGCCAAGGTCGTGCCGATGGTGCGCCGGCAGTCGAAGCAGGGCGAGCCGCAGGTCAAGAACGACCCGTGGGCGCGTGCCGAGGTCTTCGAGATCTGGTGCAAGGAGAACCGCAAGGTCTACTGGTTCGCCAAGGGGATGGACACTATCCTCGACTACAAGGACGACCCGCTCGGGCTCGAGAACTTCTTCCCCTGCCCGAAGCCCTTGGCGGCGAACGTCACCTCGAGCAACTTCATCCCGCGCGCGGACTACATCTTCGCGCAGGACCAGTTCAAGGAACTCGACGAGATCAACACGCGCATCACCTGGCTCACGCGCGCGGCGAAGGTTGTCGGCGTCTACGACAAGAGCGCGGGCGATTCGGTCGGCCGCGTGCTCCTGCAGGCCGGCGAGAACCAGCTCATCCCGGTGGACAACTGGGCGATGTTCGCCGAGGGCGGTGGCATCAAGGGCAAGATGGAGTTCGTGCCGATCGAGGCGGTGGTCAACTGCATCGACCGGCTGCGGCAGTATCGCGCCGACAAGACGCAGCAGATCTACGAGGTGCTCGGCATCTCGGACATCATGCGCGGCGCATCGCGCGCTTCGGAGACCGCGGCTGCGCAGCAGATCAAGGCGCAGTTCGGCTCGACGCGCATGCAGCTATCGCAGTTCTACATCGCCGAGTGGATCACGCACGCGCTGCGCATCAAGGCGGAGATCATCGCCAAGCACTGGCAGCCCGAGACCATCGTGCGCGCCTCGAACATCGAGCGCACGCCGGATGCGGCGGTCGCGATGGCGGCGATCGACCTCATCAAGAACACCGAGTTGGCCGAGTATCGCATCAGCGTCGAGGCCGACAGCATGGCGGCGATGGACTGGGCCGCCGAGCGAGACGCAGCAGTCCAGTTCATGCAGGGCTTGGGCGCGTTCATCTCACAGGTCGCGCCGGTGGCGCAATCGACGCCCGGCGCCGGCCCGTTCCTGCTGCGTCTCATGCAATGGGCGGTCGCGAAGTTCCGCGTCTCGAGCGAGATCGAGGGCGTTCTCGACCAGGCGGTCGCGGCGATGCAGCAGCAGCTGCTGAATCCGCCTCCGCCGCCGCCGAACCCCGAGATTGAGAAGCTCAAGCTCGAGGCCGAGAAGATCAAGTCGAACGAGCGCATCGCCTCGCTCGAGGTGGCCTCAGACGAGAAGGTGGCCGCGCTCAAGGCGACGGTCGAGCTGCAGAAGGTCGAGATGCAGCAGCGGTTCGACTCGGTCGAGGAGAACTACAAGCAGATCTCGAACCTGCTCATGGCGCTGCCTGGCACCTCGCAGGTGATGGAGCTCGAGCAGATCAAGAACTTCGTCGCGCAGAGCAAGGCCGACACCGACTCGCAGATGGCGGCGGTGATGGCCGCGGTCAGCCGCAAGAAGAAGCGCATCCCAATCCGCGACCAGATGGGCGAGATCGTCGAGGTGCGCGAAGTGGACGACGACGAGCAGGGCGGCGTCCAGCCGATGCAGATTGGCCCGCCTGGGCCGCAGGCAATCAACTGAGGTAGAGCATGGCGACGTACAACAAGTTCAACGCATGGGCCGATACGATGCCGGAAGGGGCAAACCTTGCCACCGACCAATTCACGCTAGCATTGACCAACACCCTGCCGGTTGCGACCAACAGCGTGTTGGCCGACATCACGCAGATTTCTTATACCAACCTGTCCTCGCGCAATGTCTCGACGACCAGCTCCTCGCAGACGGGCGGCACTTACACGCTCGTCCTTGCGGATCTGGTGATGACGGCATCTGGCGCTGTCGGCCCGTTCCGCTATGTCGTGCTGTACGACGACACCGTGGCGGGCGATCCGCTTGTCGGATGGTGGGACTACGGCTCGTCAATCACAATGGCGAACGCCGAAACCTTCACCGTGGACTTTACCGGCGCTGCCATCACCCTGAGTTAAAAACCATGACCGACAACGTAATCCTGCCGGGTACTG